TCTATCACAGCATTACCATTAAAGTTAAGTGGATCACTTTCGTACCATCCTGGTAATACTTCAATCTTTAATTGTGCGCCAAAGTTATCGTCCACGTATAGTGGTCTGTCAATGTTGGTTGTGCTGTTTGTTAGTTTAAGTGTAAGCAGATACATTCTCTGCTGTAATGCCACTGTGGTTGCTTTGGGAATAGTTACACTGCACAAGCCAGTTGCGGCATTGTCGATCGTAACAGCCAAACTTTCAACAGCACCTTTTTCAAATGGATCTTGGATGTCCAATTGCATGGTGTTGCCGGTTAGATCAACGGCTTTCTGTTGTTGGTTTCTAACAACAATCTGTAGTGGGTTATCAATACCCTGATATACTTTTATTGGTTTACTAAACACAACTCGTTTCCTTGGTGGCAAAAAGGTTCCCTGGTCCAGAATTTGGACCCGAATAATATTATCATATAAATAACTTTGGATTTCATACATTAATGTATTTATTGAACTTATATGGTTGAGTCGGACTACGAAAAATTACTTACAGAATACCCATTCCTTACCTACTTGATATACGGAGGTAACGAGTATATCGGTGTTATTCAGAATGTAGATGATATACTAACTACTATATATAACTACGGTGCGCTGAAGAACTTGGAAGTAAAACAGCATTTTTTAAAATTAGCCGATACTTGGTGGTGGGAAAGCAATAGGCTTATACCAATTAATGTATTCATGAAGTCCGAATGGGCGATGTTCAAACCTGTTCTAATTACCATGAACAGCAAGGACGTAGAAATCAAGTACGGTCCGCAGGTTAGTTTTAACCAGATAGCCGCTAAACGCACAAAGCGCAGAAGTATTACTCTTGTTCGAAAATTAGATTAATATTCACAACTACCAAGTGTGCATAAGACACTGAATGGCTCTTTTTAAAATAATACGTGCCATCAGTTGGCTTTTGCCACACAGTCTTTTCAACTTCAGCCCACGGCTTGCCTATTAAGTGACGTTTTGCAGGACGTATAACTGCCAAAAACATTGCCAACTTTTCTATTGTGTTTACTGCTCCCGGCATCTTAACCAATGTATCATAATGATTGCCTATGTGTATCAGTTTGCTACAGAAGTCTTTGTCATATAAACGTTCCCATGCAGGCTCTTGTGCTAGTAATTGATCTAGATGTTCTTCGTTTTTAACCTGTGTGTACAACCCAAGATTCAACATGTCTATTTTTGCATAGCCGCGATCCTCTGCAATATCATGATCTATGCTGGCATATCCAGTAAACGGATCTTGAGGAGCATCTGTCACATAAACACCAGTATTGTGTTTTACATACTTGCCGTCGCGATGTATAACTGCTGGGATATGAGGGAATAGTTTAAGTACCGTATCCCTGTTGCCCACATCAATATCAATATCACTAGTAAACTTCATAAGCCTGCTTCCTTCAACAGATGCTTGCACCACTCCACATCACCCATGTAGTCAGTAAATTTTCTATTCCAGTAGTCAGGATCGATCCAGGGGAGTATAATAGCAATTTGATCATCTGCAAGAGTAGATAACCAATCCACACCGGAAACACAATTAAACACAATCCAAGGACTAATGCGCCCGGTACTGATATGATGACAAATCCTATTAGCATTACCGTACCGAAAATAGTCTTGGAACCCTGCAAGTCCCGAACCGTCGCTTGCATAATCTTCCATGGTTTTAAGAGCACGTTCAAGAGCATCCTGTACTGCCTCCTTTTTTAAGTATTCACGCATCCATTCATCATAGAAAACGTCTTTTGTCCAATAGTCCAGTTTCTTGTTATTTTTCAATAACCAAGTTGTGTAGTTTTGTATGTTGACACATTTAATACTAACACAATGCCTGCCAAATTTTACAAATGCCTTGTAGTATGGACTGGTTACAAAGTCTGTGTAACTTTTGTTTTTGGCACTGCCCTGTGTTGTTTCAAAGAACTGCAAGTATGCTCTCAGCCCAAACTGTACACCTGTTTCTTTTTCCTGTTGCCAACGTCGCTTGGGTTCACACAGATGTGCCGCAAGCGTCGATTCCTTGCGATAACTCTTGCCACAGTACTTACAGGTGTAACTCATGTTTTCTTATGTGTGTTTCCAAGTAGTTGTTTAACCATTCATGTGTGCCTGCTTCGCGGTGTCGCATTTCTGCTTCAACATGTTCTTCGTCGGGTACGCATGGTACACCTGCTTTGTGTTGCTCACTTATTGCACACCATCTAAAGTCTTCTACTATATTTTTGTGATCTTCTAACAGACGTATCCTTTCAGTTAAATTAACTGACCTGTCAGCTTGTTCTGGCAATATATTATGCCACCATTGATCTGCCTGTTGAAACATTATACAATTGTGCCCACGTGTTGTCAAACTATCAATCATTGCTAACATTTGGTACATTAAATTTTCCGTTCTATCTACTACAGTCCCTTTATCGTACTTTTCTCTGAACATTATCCATTGTTTGGTTTCCCATTCGTTCCAGTCTGCTACCCATCTATTCTTGCCAAATAATTGATTTTGTGGATTTGACCATGCACCTTCCCAAACTTCTTGCTCGGTATGTTCTGCTGGGTCATAACGACAAACAGGAAGTTCTTCCCTGCTAATAAAAGTCATGCCTAAAATATATAAAGTTTTTTTAGTTGTCTCATAACTATGCTTCAGGGTTGATCTTATAATTCTACTATTAGCACTTCCGGATATACTAATATCAGTTGCTTGTAAGTTTAATCTTTTTGCCAAATCAACATGACCATTGCCTTCAGTATATGTTGCCATGTAACTGCAACCATTAGTAACCAGATCGGTAATCATTTGAGTGCAGCCTTTATTTTTTTGTCATCCCATCCATTCGACTTTGCTAGTTGTTTAAGTTCTTTCTTATCACTGATCTCTGCTAGTGTTTCCAAGTCATCATCTGTGTAGTCTGGGTAAAAATTACGCAAGAACTTAACCACCTTGTTGTTGTTAACACGCTTCTTTTGTTTGATCCATTCATGCCTGTGTGAGCCCATCCCCGGACTCACAGTTGTTGCTAACAACCATTGCAGTTCTGGATATTTGCTTAGATCGAACCAATTCTTGTTTAATCGTTCGTTACAACTCATCAGATAGTATCCCTGTAGTTCGGCACTGCCACCTACTGCACTACCCCAGCGGATCATGAGGAAGTTGCTGAACTTTTTGCGTTCTTCATCCGTGAGCTCACTATAGAATGATCTGTTCTTGAGATCAAACTGTTTCATTTCATAAAATATGTCTAGTTTATTCATACTGGGTGGTGCATTACGGGTCCGTCATCGTCTTTCTTACTAAGTTCATACAGTACTTTAGCACGTTCTAGTGCTTCTTGCAAGGCGGGATTGTCCTTTGCGGCTTCAACTATTTTGTGCCAGTAATGCGATTCCTGTATCCAGTTGTCAACTGGGTATGTTCCTATTAATACTCTTTTGCTTTTTTCTCCAAGCGGTCTACCCCATATATTACCATATGTGTCATTTTCGTATATGTATTTGGTGCCTGTTTCTGTGGCTTCCCATTCAATTTGATCTTTCGGATCCATCTGTGTATTTCCTTGCAGGGTCTGTGACTATGTATCTACCAGTTAGCCTATCTTGGAAGCCTTCGATGACTTCTCGATGCAGTGGTAAATCTTCTAGCCCATAGTCAGGCGATGTACATTCGTAGTTGGTGTTAAACGTGCTGGCAAAATAAATTTGCGGTATATTTAGATCTTTAACACACTCATGCACAAATTTATGATGTATGTGTCCGTAGTCGCCATCCTCATTGTGTGTGAGTATCAATTTGTATCCTTTGGCCAGATACTGTATTTTTGCAGTTGCTTCCTTACTACAAAATCCTAGCATGTCACGTTTTACATAACTGTAGTCGTCACGGTTGCCAAGGAAATAAGTATCAATATTGCGCTTGCGCCAAAACGCTCTTACTTCACGTGCTCTATCGTCCTTGTCAAAATAAGTCAAGTACATTATATCCCACTTAAACTCAGGATGATTGTGCAAGAACGGGTACCCAAATATTATACAATCATCTGGGTGTGCTACCATTAATAATGCTCTACCAACACTTTCCATAATCAACTATCTCACTTTGTCTTGATATATCTTTTACAAAATATGCACACTTTGGTTTTTGTACATTTGTTTCTAGCGGTATAGCCAGCAGTTGACCTGGACGTAGCTTAGGGAAATACCATTTTACATCTTGGTATATATCCATTATTTCAATAGGTTCGAATCCTGGTCTATAATCTGTTAATGGATTAAACATGAATGCGCTGAATCCTCTATCGTTGATACTGGTCAATGGTATAACTTCAAGATCTCCCACATCTGGTTCTCCAATTAACACCTGCCAGTCCACAGGCATTTTTATTACACTCTCGCCTATGCGTAACACCAGTGCTGGGCTGTTAAATGACTCAAGGAAGATCAACGGAATATAAAAGTAATCAGGATTCCGGGGATCACTGTTATCTAGCACAGCAAACCGCATGTCATCAATTTCTTCTGGTATTTCATTAATCTCGTATGCTACGTTATCTAGTGTTAATATTCTCATTAGTAGGTTAATCTCCAGTTCTGGAAGCCATGGTCGTACCATATAGCAACGTTTTTTGTTTTGTTTCTTGTGCGGTCCAAGATAGTTTTTGCAGGACTACCCCATATAGTGTCTTCGACACGCATGTAGATATCGTCGATCATTTGTGCTCGCCATTTTAGCACAATAGCAAAGTCATTGTTCATGCACCAACGAGGCAAGTTACTTTCTTTTGCATTGTGAGTTATTTCAAATTTAATTTCATCTACATTTATAGCAGGATCGTTTAAGTCAATAACAAAAGGTGTATGCTTGTATATTGAATCAAATTTTAAATCTATACCATCCATTTCAAATCCAGGCAATTGCTGAAACAGATTGTTTATCATGTTAAATCTGTACAGTGTACTGTCTGCAGGATGCTTCTCTTGAAATGTGTTGTTGATTGTTTTTTCGTATGTGTCGTCAATCTCAATGTCAGGTTGAAACTCAAAGGCTTCCGACTCGGCATAAACCAGCGGTAGTATGGGATGGTTCTTGTAAACCTCTGCTGTCACTTCAATCTTCCCTGGAATAAAAGTTCCACCCCACTGTTTAGCATGCTTGGACAAGTCAACAATATTCTCGTTAAAAATAGGATTACCAATTGTCTCTGAAATGAAATAATCTATGTCGTCTGGAATATCCGCTCTGTCGCAACTTAAAAAGTTTTTGTTAATTACCTGTATGTTTGTAATGCCAAGTTGGGTGATCATGTCTCTGGCATATTTTGCACGACCCGGATCCATTTCAACGCTATAAACTTTCTTTGCTCCTGCCCTAGCGGCTAATATGCTTAATAGTCCTGTGCCGGTACCTATGTCGCACACAACACTGCCGGATGCTACACGCTCTATTGCGGCTTTGTATGCTATGTTACGTCCAGTGTCGTTGATCATGGGCATGTAGATGCCGTTGTTTTTGAACCAATCAAAGTCATCCGATGATTGTGTTATGGTATTGTCAGTCATTTATTTTAAACCTGTCTCTTATAATATTCACATATCTATCTGCTAGATATTCTTGACTCTGTTCCGACCCATGGTACCCTGGATCTTCTCCTGAAAACGGGTACTCATTTGTAGCATACGCAGGTGTGTCTTCAAAGTCTAATGTTAAGCAACGATCGGGTATGTCCCGGGGAAAGTGATCTCTAACCATGTCACTGGTCCATATATTGCATGCTACCAACAAGAAAGGAATACCTGCATGGTGTAATCTAAATATACCATCACTGATGATATATCTATCCTGTTGTAGTTTCCAGTTGCTGTCATACATGTGATTTACATACTGTTTTACTGCTTTTGCTGTGTTCTTGTCCAACTTCTGGCTACGGTAATGGTGATCGTAGTTTTCTGCTAAACTAAAAATAGTTTCAGAAATCATTCTGTAGTTGTTGTTACCCCAGTTGATGTTGTTCACTCCTGCGCTGGGGTCATAGCCAGTGCCGTGATCTGTTTGCAGGTGTTGCTGTAGGTCACTGTTCCAGCCTTTGTTTTCATTCTTGGGTGCTACGTAGGGCGCGGCACCTCCTGGTATTTCCATCCTGTCGTGGAATGTGGGTGCTACTATAGCAAAGTCTGGCTTTTGGCGTAGTATCTCATCTATCATTACACGTATGCCGCCATTGCTCATGCCTTGGCGTGCTAGGTGTACCAAATCCCAATCCAACTTGGTTGCTAGTTTCTCGCCCCAACTGGTTCCTACTAGTGCAGGGTCTGTACTGGGCGCACTAAAACTGCACCCTGTGACCATTAGTTTTTTTCTCACTGCCATTTTGTTTTTTCCACAGCAAACGGATAGTTTGCATCTCGATAAAATGCTTTACGTTTGGTTAAGTGTCTTTTTGCGAACTTGCAAGTGCTGGTTATATCCCAGA